AGGTGATGTGGCAGCCGAAAATCTTGTTGAGCAGCTGTGCGGTGGCCGGACAGAACCTATGGGAGTGTAACGCTCGGTAGTGTGGTTCTTCGGGGCTCTGGCAGTCGTATTGCAGTGGGTCACAAAATTTGGCTAAGCGAACAGTGGGGTTGTTACCGGCCAAATATTCGTCTAGGAGGTCTACTGTTGAGCCGTCCACAGCACTCTGACGACGCCCAGAGTCTGGGTCTATGAGTTGTGGTGAGAAACTGGCGGAAATGAGCTTGGGGTAGGCACAGGAGACTTTACTTATGATAGTGGACTTACCACATCCAGCTACGCCGTGTATGACTAAAGGGAGGGAGATAGACCTAGACGTTCTACTAAAACCGTAAAAGTCTAACAAATTAACTAAGTACTCTAATTCCATTTCGCTATCTAGGAAACTTAACCCGGCGTTAGAGAGTTGCCGGGTAGGGTGGCTAAACAGCTTCCTCAATGGTGGCCACACGCACCTTTGCCCTTCTCTTGGTTTGGTTGCGTTTTTGAGTTCGGGTGCTAGGGCCTTCTTGTCCAGTCTCTTTCGGGGGGGAAGCGCTGCCGCGTGCCAGGACGTCTTGCTGGTGTAAGAGGTGCATCTGCCTGACCGATTCCTGGTGATAGTTGGCCTCATCTTCTGTTAAATGCTCTTGGAGTGTGTCTCCCATTTTGTAGGCGTACCTAAGGTCTAGCGCATATGATCTAGCGCTTTGGGAGATGTTTTGGATTTTCTTCTGGAGCATGATGCTGGCATGCATCTTCAATGGCTGCTTAATGAGGCCGTCTGGAGTCAGCACCCAGCCACAAAACTCAGCGTAGTCACCTTTAGTCTGGGTTGGAAAGAGGGGCTTGGATGTGAGCTTGAGTTGTCTTTCCAGTGTGTGGAAGGTGGCCTTTTCAATGCTGATTCGGTCCAGTGCCATGTCATCACCTGCGTAGACCTGAGCTGTGTCCGGCTGTATGTGAAATCTAGTGGCGTTGTAAGCAATGGAACATTCAGTGTTAGCATCGAACGTTGGCCCTTCTCCTGACAGACGCATAATCCCAAGGGTTCCCAGGAAAATAGCAGCGTTTAACTTGATGAATATGTAACCCTCAATGATCTCAGGCGGGACGTTGAAAAACTTGGCTTTGATTACCTCAAACTGCAACATAGCCCCATCCTGGGATTGGTCGAACGCTGTGAAGTCATTGGTGTGGGCAGGGCGTTTGAAGTTCCACTTAGTCTTGATGAAACGGTCCAAGTCTTCAGGTGTCGTTTCACAGTTGATGAAGATGTTGTCAGGTTGGAATCGTTGTCTCATTTTGCGCAGATAGCGTGCCATCGTGCCATACAGCATGACAGTTTCTTGCATGAAGGCTGCTATTGTCTGTCCTGGCTTAACGTTGATGGCGCCCAGCTTCTCCACTTTTTTAACCCATTGAGACTTCAGGAAAAGTGATATCCGGTTGGCGGGGAAGTCTGGGCTTTGGCGGGCAGCGGCGTTGACAAGGTTGCCCACTGCCTTGCTCAAGTAGGTGTTGCGGACCTCGGCAGCAGAGATCTCCCAGAGCCTCTCCTCAAAAGGAACTGGCTCGGCGGGTAAGCCCATCAACTTTGCGTAATTGAGGAAAAGGATATCACCAACATCTTTTTTGAGATTGAACTCCCGCAGGTTAGCTTCGGGCGTGGATATGGAGAGCCTAGTCTCTATGGTTGCCCAGTAAAGGGTCTCGTCTTTGGCTTGCTGGTGCTGGAAGAGTTGCACCACTCCGTCTTCAGTCTGGATAGCGTTTGAGAACCCGTGTGTGGCGGAGTAGATCTCCCTATCTTCTTTCACGGGCAGCTCGGCGACGAGGGGCTCAAGGAGTGGTTTTGGGGCCATCGGGAAGTGGGTGAGAGGGGCATCGGGCTCCGTGGGACTGTCGTCTGCCGGTTGTGAGTTGTACACTTCCGTACGCTCATCTCTGTAGGAGTCGATAAAGGCCTTGAGGTACGGTGTGGAGCCAAGTTTCTCCCAATAGTCCCCGGAAGTGGGCCCGGTGTTTATAAAGTGGATGCCGTCCACCGCCCTAGACAGGCATGTGTATATCACTCTTTCAGAGCATTGGCTGGTGTGGTTGTCAAGAACAATCTGGACCTTAGCTGCTGTGAGTCCTTGGCATCCCGCGTAGGTCATAGAATTGTGTCCCATTTCGGCCATGGCGTTCTTCTTGAAAGTGGATGGGACTAGAATCGGAATCTTGGAGGCCTTAAGATGGCAGGATGTGAAGTTGATCTTACACTTTCCTGGTCTCTCAGAATAGACGCCCAGTTTGTTTGCCAAGTCACGAACGTTCCGGTGAGTAGCATTAAGGTAAAACTCACAGTAGGGTGCAAACACTTCGACGGCTTCTGGTAATGCTGAGATGTAGGCTTCGTCGTTCAGCTCATGGTAAGTGGATTGACGGCTGTCACCAGTCAGAATGATAAAGCTGATGTTCCTGTGGTGCATCACCATTGCCTCGATCATGCCTGGGGGGAGTTTGGTGTAATCGTCGAAAACCACAACGGGATTGCAAGGTTGAACGATAGCTTTCTCGAACGTTTTAAATGTGTCCGCCGTCAGGATGGGTAGCTTGGTGTGCCAGTCGTTTCTCAGCAGAACAGTCGGAGTGACAACAGTAATCACGTTCTGATCTTCTTTCAGTGTCCTCATCCACTTCTGCACAGAGTATGATTTTCCTGAACCTGCACACCCATGGATGACGGTGCCGACAACTTCATGGTCTTCGTGTTGCATCTTGTATGCGAAGGATGCTTTCCACTTTTGGTCCATTTGCAACAAGAGCCGCCCAGTCCTGTTGTTTTTGATGTCAGAGGCATACGATGAGGCTCTGTGTTTATCGAGCTTAATGGTGACTGGGTACCTCTTGATGTTGTTCAGCGTTTCTTGGAGGGCCTGCGGCACTTCGCTGGGGTAAGCGGCATGGGGCAGTTTGTGCACGTCTTGGATGGGGAGGATAAGTTGTCCGTCAGGTTGTAGCTGCTCCTGATCCCCGTCAAAGCCGTGATTCTTCAGAAGTGGAACCCATGAGGCCCAGGGCACAGGTTTTGATTGATCCGCCGGTGCGACATTGTTGTTCACAGTTCGGTGCGAGGCGGGCGTGGGGGCAGGTGTGCTCATTGGTGGGGTTGAGTGAGATGACGAAGCTTCATCACTGCTGACCGCGTTGCTGATGGTGGGAGTTTTCGACTGCTGGACAGGTGCACACATAGTGATGAAATGAGCGATCACACTTCGGAGCCCGCAGTTTTCGATCTTAGGGGCATGGGGTCCTAAATGTCTACCCTCAAGTGTGAAGTGATCCCCATTTTTTGTCTGGACTTCGTGCGGGCAGGGGAACGACCAGGTCAAATCACCGAAGCAGAGAATGGTCGATTGTTGAGCAGCCCACAGGGGTACGTCGGGGAGCAGGGGACCAGGCCTTGAAGTGTGGAACGCTTCGAGGATACACACGTCAGGCCGAGCTGGCAGTGAGGCAGCGATGTCGTCCAGTATCTCGGGCCAGTCCGCGGTAGTGGGGGTGGTACCCAGGGTGTGTGCAGCAGGAGTGTCTTTGTGGAATATGACACGTGTGCGACCACCTAATGTAATCCCGCCTGCCTGTTCCATTAGGTACTCAATAGTGGCCACCTGCCAATCGCTGTTGTGTGTGGATGGTATTCCGGTACAAGGTTGGGTGATAGGTGGTTGTGGTTGTTCTTGGTCTACTGGCAGCGGGATACTTGCAGGGGTGGAGATCAGGCCAGTGTCTGCATCTAGTTTGGGTGTCGCCGGGTCAATTTGGATGTAGTGGGAGCAGTTCTCTAGGGGGTCGGGTATGGGCTGACTAGCGAAGTCTTCCGGCTGCACAATTTCAGGGTGTCGTGCGACGTAGCGTAGTGTTTCCGCCGCTTTCCCTACAGTAGTGTCAGTCATCTCTGCGAATTCTCTAGCGCGATGGCTTGAAAATTTTTCCGCGTAGTCCTCAGGCTCCAGAGAGTATGTGAAGGTCTCCCACTTGAGCGCCTGCAACAACTTGTTGAAGTCAGACTTGCCCTTAAAGAACTCCACCAGCTGGCGGAATTTAGTGCGGATGGGCAGGGTAAGCCGTCTCCAGACATTGTTGGACAGGAGGTCTTCGAAGCAAGTGATTGAGTCGAGATGGGCCATGAAATAAAAGTAATTGGCAAGGTGCACAATCTCGTCTGGCTCATACAACTCAAGTTCTTGGGTGGGGATGAGTTGCCTAATTTTCGCGTAAATGTCCCTCTCTGTAACCTGTTTCACTGACTTGCAGTAGAGCATCAACTGCATGGCCCGCTTCTTTTCCAAAGGCCGGTTGGCGTTCATTGAGTCCGGGCAGAAAACCTTGGGTAGGGTGACCAGGGAGTCCCGGCAAAATGTTCGCATAGCAGGTGTCTTCATGTCAGCTCTGCGGATGATGAACAGGTGGTTGGCGCCCAGGCTCTCGACCATCTGGAAGGTCAGCGTGATTTGTGGGTCAAGTGCGTAGTAGTCATAGGCGTGTATCTGCCGCACCTTTAGCCACTCCAGAGTAGAGTATGGGTGGAAGTAGGCGCCACCTCCGTGATTGCCAGGTATGTACTCAAAACCCTTTGCACTGTAATTGACAGAGTAAAGCGTGGGGTAGAGAGTGGTTCTACGGTGGAGTGCCTCTACGGGAAGTACTACTGTAGCTAAGAGAGTTTCTAAATTTGGAGAATCTACAAAAAGCTGAACTAGTTCCTGCCTAGACATAAAATGTAAAGTGTCCGAGATATATGCTATCCTATGTTCTATGCCTTGGAGCTTGCTACGGATGGTATCGCTATCGTATCTAAAAAGGTCCTTAGGCTCGACATCTTTGTTGACGAAAGTGTCTTTCAAGGCGGCTGCTCGGCGCATGTACCTCAATTTAGACCTCTTTAGGAATAGCAT